AGAGCTTACAGGTTTTGCAAAAGGTCTGAACGATGCTTTTACCGCTATGCCACTAGCTAAACCTTTCTTTTTGTTTGCTAGAACAGGTGTAAACGGTCTTGCATTGACAGGTAAGTACACACCGGGATTTAACTTCTTAGTCAAGGAGTTTAACGACATTGCACTAGCTAAACCGTCTGATTTAACCGAGGTAGCTAAGTATGGTATTACAGATGCTATGGAGCTATCTAACGCTAAGGCTTTACAAGCAGGCCGATTGGTAATAGGTTCTGCTGTTACATTTATGGCAGCTATGGCATGGATGCGT